CACCGGCCTTTTTGGCAAACGCAGGGTTGTGAGCTACCGCCTGCATAAACCTTTCCTGCTTTTTACTCACGCTAGGCACGAGTCTTACCCCTTATAGCAATTCCATCCGCACGTTTAGAAGCACTGGAAACTTTTCCACCCTTCTTAAATGTCTGCATAGGTTGTTGCTGTGGATTAGGCGCTGCATTAGCCTGTGGCTGCATGTTAAACGTCTGATTAGTGCCGCCATTCTGACCGCCAGCTTGAGGCTGATTGCCATAGAAAGGATACGTAGGCTGCTGTGTCATGCCGCCGTCTGCGTACTTTTTCACTTTGCCGCCCTTCTTCATAGGTGGTGCTTTATCAAAAGCTTCTCGTGCTTTCTTTTGACGTTCATCAGCTTTCATGTTTTCAAAATCTTGGCGCAAGTTCTTTTCAGCAGATGATTGATCTGTACCTTCATTAGTTCCAGATTTTTTATATGGAGTAGCAGTTTTTCCTATTTCACCCGGTTTTGCAGGTTTAGGATTAGGAAGTGGTTTAACGTCATCATCTAACCTAATACGTTTACCGGGTTTAGGTAATGGAAATGCTGTATCCATATCATCCATTCTGGTAGCCATTAGCACATCTTTCCGCGAGTTTTACCGCGCTGGGCTATGCCATCCCCACGGCTAGATGCACTGGAAACTTTTCCACCGGATGCCATCTTTACAGAGCCACCGGCTTTGCGGCCTTTCATCTTGTCGTACATAGATGAACGGAATGGTTTGTTTTCCATCGTGCCCATGATTGCTTCACCAATCTTGCGAAGAGGTGGAACTTTTTTATCATCAGTTTTAAGCGGGAAAGATTGATCAGCGCGATCTCTATCACGAGTAGGAAATGACTGAGATGATTGTGTTGCAGGAGCTTTCTTTACTGCCTTCTTCTTTACTACAGGCATCTTTACTTCATTGTCATCGCGCTCATACTTTGATTCGCCTGACTTAAAGCCAGAAGCTATACCTCGCGGCGATTCTTTTTCTGTATCTTCTTTAATAGATTCAGAGATGTATTCTACCGGGCCAGACATTGTTGAGCGGGCAGGTGTTGCACCAGCTCGCTTACCCATAGTTGCATAGTCCATCGGGCCTTTAGCTAACTCTTCTGCTATTACGCTGGGACTTTTAGTAGAGCGTTCTTCTATCTCAACCAAACTAGAATCTTTACCAGCGTATTTTTTAACTTTGCGTTTCATGACTTATCCTTTTTGGGAAATAAGTTGATCAATTTTTGCTTCAAGCCTGTTAAAGCGTTGATCAATATGGTCTGTAATTCGTTCAACTTCTGCATTAGTGACGTTATCACGAGCAATCTCCTCACGAGTCTTATTCAACAAGATCGTAATACGCGCTAGTTCAGCAAATTTTTCGTGCGCTATATAAGCAAAAAGCCCAGTGAATAGACTCAATATGGTCATCCATAGGCCATTTATATCTAACATTTCCACTTCCTCAATGCTTTATTAATACGGCTATCTGGATCTTTTGCTGTCTTTGGTGACGTCAACTTCTTCTTTGCCCCTTCCATCCGCGCACAGAATGACTTCTTCCGTGAACCACCTTCTGGCTGAGGGGCTTTCAAACCTGGCTTCTTCGGATTGGCTGCGTTGTAGGACGCCCGTCCTTTGGCGTTTAATCCGCCCGACGGAGCTTTTCCTTCCTTGCGCTGCCATGCCGGAGTCTTAGCCATAGAATGTTGTTATTGCGCTTACGTTAGACATTTCTGCGTAAATGCTGGTAGGAAAAACCATACCCTCGCCCGGCAAAAGCACGTAGATAGTAAATACATCGTTTGTTCCTACGTCAATCTCGCAAAGGATTGAACCGCCAGAACCTCCGTCACGAAACTTAACAAAACCGTCACCACCATTCCCTCTGAAAGACGAGCTTTTTAAACGCGCTCTACCATTAAAAATAGTGCCAGACGATGTTAAATGCGTTGACTTAACGTCTGTTTGCATAGCCATATAGGCCCCCTATTAGACGTTCTCTTGACCGAACAAATAGTCAGTGACAAAGTAAGTAACAAAACCAGCCACAGAACCAACGCCTGAGCTTGCGCTTTCAATTGTCAATACTGTGTTGACAGAAGCATTAGCTACAGTGCCAAGACCCGCGCCGTTACCTACGCCGCCAACAACAATCACACGGTTACTTGTAACAGCCGCTGTGTTTGCGTAGAAAGCTGCATCAGATACACCACCAGTAATGGTCGTATAACCAATGTTGATTGAGCCAGATGTAATAGGGCTAGTGATAGTAACTTCCGTTACTACAGCATTAGCTGGGAGAATGACTTGCGAACTTAAACCAGAAGTTACTACAGCATTGCTGGTTACAGATACGTTAGCATTAAAAAAAGTGGCGGTCATTAACATCGAACCGCAATAGGCTTGACGGGTCGTGTCGCCGCCGCCAGATCGCCAAATACTTTGAGTGGTTGATAAAGGCATTTAGATTGTCCTCACATGCGAGTTAGGTAATGGCAATCTGCATGTAGTCAGCCGGGACTGTTTGCCATACCGGAAATCCCGGAATTTGTAAGTTTATAGCATAAAACTATGGAAAAAGGGGACTTTCATCCCCTTTTTCTATCACCACATTAGGCGCCAGGTGACGCAAACATACCTAGTGGATCACTAAATCCAAAAGAGTAACGCTCACGAGACTTGTAACGCACATTGCCTGTATCAAAGTCACCATCCATAGAGTTCGATAACGGTGTACGAATGAAGTGCTTCATACCGTTAGGAACATCCGTGGTTAGGAACCATGCGTTTGTATCAGTCAAATAGTGGTTGATTGTGTAGCCTTCAGGAATCGAACCATTGTTCTTCAATGCGTTGATATCGTTGTCGTTAGTGCCAACACGGAGGCTGGTTTCTAACAAACGAGTAGCAACGAACTGGAGAGCTGATGGAACAATCAACTTGCGTGGCTTAGAAGCAATCAACAGATCACGTTCATCTGTCCATGCAGCAATTTGAATAACTGCGTTTTCCAACGAAGTCTCATTCAAATCAGATGGAGTAGCTGGCGTGTTGCTGTTAGTGCCGCCAGAGACTAATGGATGCGCTGTTGAGAAGAGAGCAACGCCATCGCCGCCAGGGAAACTGGAAGAAAAGCCATTGTTCAAAACTGCCGCAGCTTTAACTTGTTTTGTGTACGCCATAGCACGAGCCAAGCCCTTTGTATAACGAGCCGACAGGCTGTCGTACAAGTTATCTTCGATGGCCTCTTCGGTCAGCGAGAAACCTAGAGCAATAGTTTCGTGGTTGTAGCGTGCAGTAAACGCTTCTTGTGCATTGTCATAAGCAATTGCACTGCCCTCGTTTTTCACAGGGGCGGCGCTAAAGCCAGACAATTTTGTTTCTTCTTCAAAAGAACGCTCGGAGGTCTCTGTTTCGTAGATCTCTTTGTGCTCTTCGCCGTAACGGGCATACTCCAAACCGAACAAAGCGTTCAGGCCAGGGAGCAGCTCTTTCAATAGTTGTGCGCGTGAAATAGCCATGATTTAGCTCCTTAGATGCCTGTCGGATTCAGATACGAATGACCGCCAGTAACAACAGTAGCCACAGTATTGCCGGGGCTAGTGAAGGTTGACACCATGAACGGTGCATTAAACTTACAAATAAACTCGCAGAAACCGTTTGAGCCATTAGAAGTATCAGGAACAAAGTCAACAATACGAATTGGGAACGATGCTGTAGTTGCGACGTTACCGCCAAAAATACCAACAGCAGAATCACCAGAAGTATTAGAACCAGCGTTCTGTACCAAAACAGCATTTGAACCAACTAGCTCTGAGCTAAAGAAAGCTACAGTTGTACCAGTTGAAACAGTTGCTACTTTAAACAGAATATCAGGATCGTCAACTACAAACGCTTCGATGTCTGAGGCTGCTGTGCTTGCAGTATAAGACTGAGCAAAAGTTTTTTGACTTGTTGTTGGATTTGTAAAACTACAACCAACAAAAATGCCAACCGGTGTTGCTGTGCTAGTGCCGGTATCCTTTTGGATAGTTCCGTCAGCAGCAAGCTTTACCACATCGCCATTGTAAATGCTTACGGCATAACCGCTTGCAATTCGGATTTGACGAATGGAACCGGCGTACACCTGACCGCCGATCAAATTGATCGGCTTTAGCCCATAGGGCTTAGATACAGTTGGATATGCCATGTTTAACTCCAATAAATTTTCTAACCACTACCTTTTGTAGTCGATGATTTTGACTCTTTAAATAGTGGCATACGAGGGTCGTTTTGCCGCATTAGATTGTTATCAACGGCCTTAATCTGATCCGCAGATTGCCTGAGATAGTGACTATTACGCTGGTCTACAAACTCAAGTGGCGTCTTACAAAGTAACAATCCGCCGACTTCAACACAGTCTTTATATCGACTGTTCTCATCGACTAGCAGTTCAAATGCTGGTTGCTCTTCAATCTTTACTGCTTCCCAACCTTCTGTGCGTTTGGCAGAGTAGTTTCGGGGATCAGGATTTCCTTGCAGCCCAACACGAATCCATCTATACGCATATCCTGGGAGCTTATCTGGTTCTGGCAGAAGCTCTGCGGGTTTCCACTGCTTAGGGCGTTCCGCTTGGACGCGTGTTTCTACATTTCGGGGTGTTCTATTCTCAGCCATTTGAAGCCTCCAATTTCATCATTTCTCTGACGTACTGTTCTGGTGTTAATCCTAATTTCTTGGCAATCAGGACTTGCGACTGTTTCAGCTTCACCTTTTTGGAGGGTGTGCTGCGATCAGCAGAAGCTACGACAGAGGCCGGTTTGGAACGCTGCGTTTTTTGTGGCGCGGCTTCCTCTTCCTTGTCCCCAAAGTTCTCTGGGAATCGACGACGCATAGTGTCATCAACTTTTTTCCAATACTCATCTGTGGACGGGTATGACGTCCCATATTGAGCGACTAGCTTCTGATGTAATCCCAGAGCCAAGCTAGTCATTTCCTCATCCTTACCGAACCATTCATTGCGCTCTTGCCACGCAATCGCTCGTTGGTCAGGACGAGGTACTGTATTAGTTGCGGGTTGTACATCAACTTCTTCTTGTTGTCTAGACGGAACATACTCATTTGCTTTTTGCAACTTGTATTGTGCCGATGACAGTTTTTCTTGTGCTTCCAGCAAACGGTCAGCGTCGCCCATGTCATAGGCTTCTTTGTAATCCCGTTTAGCGTTATCCAGCTCCATTTCGGCAGCACCTTTGTAGGTGTTGACAAATGTTTGTTCGCCTACAGATAGCTTGCCTTTTAGGGTTTTGTTCTCTTCCATCATCCGCTGGGCATACGCAATAGCCTCCTGCTGCTCTCGTAGCGCCTGCTCTTTCTCGCGGCGTTCGTCGTGCCAGACTTTCTTCATCTGCTTTAGACGAGTCTTTACACCTTCGCTATATTCTTCAAGCTCATCATCTTCAAGCTCGTCAACTATATCTTTGGGTAAAGGCTGCCGATCACGATCCTCTTCTGGAGTATCGTCTTCAATCTCTATCTCAAATTCTTCCGCAGAAGAAGATGTTTCTTCCTTCTCATCTGGAAACTTGAAGTCTTCCATATCCATTTTGTTTGTAGCCATTTGTTTCTCCTTTGTTAAGCCCTAGATATACCACGAGGGTCATCCACAACCGCTTCAACTACATCGTCGTTAATGAGTCGGAACTCACGACCATGAATCTTTAAGCGAGTACCAGTGTTAGGACGGGCGAGAATAAAATCCCCTTCCTTACACCATGGGCCATTTGGAAACCGTTTTGCGTCTTTGTAGCAATCTGGCCCCATTTTGATTACGAAAAATACGGTAGCCAGAATCTGTTCGTGATTCATGGTTTGGTCTGCTTTTAACAGGCCGCTATCGAACTTTTCTTCTTTGTCCGGCAGTCCTACTAGGATGTGATATCCCGTTGGTTCCGGTAATTGTTTCGCTTTCTCATCTGCTGTTTGTGGCAGAGTTGATACCTCGCCGTCTTCGGTGGCGATTGCGATTTCATTCATCAGATAACT